ACGATGACGGCCTTAACTTCGTAGAAGACTTACAGACTAGGAAAGTCCCTTGGGGGCGTAGTGAAGATGCTTAAGTATCAACAAGAGTTTCTAGACACTTTTATTCCAGAGGTCTTGGAACTTGCAGAAAAAGATTGGGCAGAAGTCCAACACGATAACATTGCTGTTAAACTCAACCCAGATTGGGACATCTATAAATCTCTAGAAAAACAAGGCTCACTCTACGTGTTTACTTGTAGAGACGATAATAAACTTGTTGGGTACTTTACGGCTTTAATTGTACCAAACCTTCATTCCAAGGGGAGCTTCAAGGTCATGAACGATGCAATTTTCTTAGATAAACCTTATAGAAAAGGTTTTGCTGGGGTCCGTTTAATAAAGTTTGCTGAAGATTGTATCAAGCAGGATGGCCACTCAACACTTCTTATAAACACTACAGAGCTTAACCCAATAGACAAACTGATGGACAGACTTGGTTATACAAAAGTCGTAACTTCGTTTGAAAAGGAATTATAACTATGCCATCAACCGTAGGATTTTACCTTTTAACCCAAATAGGCGCAACAGCTCTTGCTGCATCAGCTACAGCAACATATTTAGTTGGTTTAGCTGTTACATCTTTTGTGACCAACACACTTATCGGGGCCTTATCCCCTAAGCCTTCCCTCGCAGGTTCAGACCGTGGTTATCAGACCAACACTAGTGGTACAGCCCTAGATCACCAGATCGTCTATGGTGAAGTTAAAGTTGGGGGTGCTATTCTCTTTGATGAGACTACAGGTTCCAACAACAAATATCTACACCGTATTATTGGTGTCGCTGGTCACGAGATTGAATCCTTTGAGGACATTTACCTTAATGATGAGGTTGTCACGCTTAATGGGTATGGGTATGTAATTAGCCCCTCCCAATACTCAAGGGAAGCAAAACCCTCGGACCTTGCGAACCAACCAAACGCAGTTTATGGTAATAAGTGTTCTCTTGTTCGTGTTAATACACATCTTGGTTCTCCTGACCAGTCGGCTGATGGTGCTTTGATCCTTGCTTCAAGTAAGTGGACGAATGAGCATAGGCTTCGTGGTATTGCCTATATGTATATCCAAATGGAATACGACCAAGATTCTTTTCCAAATGGCATCCCAGTCTTTACAGCAACAGTAAAAGGCAAGAAGGTCAAGAATCCATCTACAGGACTTACAGCTTGGTCCGATAACCCTGCTTTATGTCTAAGGGACTACCTTATTACTACAGGCTATGGTCTTGGTGAGATAGAAGCTAACATTGATGACGACTTGGTTAATGCTGCTGTAGTAATTTGTAATGAGACGGATACCATTGCTGGTACAAAGCGTTATACTTGTAACGGTTCCTTTACCACAGGTTCAACTCCATACGATACAATCAGTAATTTGCTCACCTCTATGGGCGGTACAATGTGGTATGCTCAAGGTAAATGGCGTATGAAGCCAGCTTACTGGACTGAACCTGTCATGGACCTCAATGAAGATGACTTCCGTTCTAGTGTAAGTGTTTCAACTCGTCACTCTCGTAGGGACAACTTCAACACTATTAAAGGTACTTTCCGTGGTGAAGAAACTAACTGGCAGGTAACAGACTATCCACAACGAACTAGCTCTGAATTTGTAGCTATTGACGGTGGTCAGGAATCTGTAGCTGACGTCAACTTGTCGTTTACAGATACATCTATCGAAGCTCGTCGTCTAGCCCTAATCACACTTGAGCGTAACCGTCAACAACTTACTATCAATGCATCCTTTGGTCTTCGTACCTTGGGGCTACAAGTTGGCGACAATGTTAGGATCACTAATACACGTTTTGGCTGGACTAACAAACCTTTTGAGGTTGTTTCTTGGAACTTTGGCTTAACTGATGGCCTTGATCTTCAAACACAAATGACTTTGAGAGAGACAGCAGAAAGTGTCTTTGATGAAGTAGAGGATGATGTTGTTTATGAACGTGATAACACTAACCTACCTTCTCCTTTTTATGTTGAGCCTGTCGGTATTACAGTCCCAGTAAGTATTACAGCACAACTTGTTAATGAAAAAGTTACTAACGTAGCAACTCTTAATATTACAGCAACAGATGATGTCTATCTTGATAGAGTAGAAGTTGAATTTAAACTTACCTCTAAGTCAGTGTGGAAGAAGTTAGGCACTGGGCCTATCGGAGAGTATGAAGCGCTTGATTTAGAGACAAGTTTTTATGACTTTAGGGCTAGGGGTATAAATACCTTTGGTGTTAAGGGTGAATGGGAATATGTTTTAAACGTAGAGGTTAACCCTTGGCTTGGTGACCCGTCTGATGTAACTGGTTTTGACTATGAATTATCAGGGGGTTCCATTTTCTTGTCTTGGGAGGCTATTCCTGATGCGGACCTTAGTTATTATGAAATTAAACACAACTCAGCTACTGTAGGTGCCACATGGGGTACATCTTCGACAGTAATTGATAAAGTAGCTCGTCCAAGTACCTCAGTAGCCTTGCCAGCAAGAAGTGGTACATTCTTTATTCGTGCTTACGACAAAGAAGGAAACTACAGTATAACGCCAACATCCACTGTTATTTTACCTACTGAAATACCTTCACTTGGTGTTACAGTTACTTTAACAGAAGACCCAACTTTCTCTGGAAGCAAGACCAACATAATCTTAGACGGTTCCAGTATAGAGATTGATGATACAAGTGCAGCTAACCCAACGGGTACTTACGAATTTAATTCTTTTGCTGAAACAAACTCTGGCTCAAAGTATTGTCGTATTACAGGTTTCAGAACCTTTAATCGTCATTATCACGATGGCACTTTGTTGTGGGATGCTATTCCTCAAAACTTTGACACTTGGCCTGACCTATTTGATGATTGGACAGACGAAGATGCTAACTGGGGTGATGTTAATGTTACAGTCTATGCAGCGGCGACAGAAGATGACCCTAACGTATCTCCAGTGTGGGGTCCATGGACACTTGCCAATGGTGGTTCTTTGGTAGGAAGTGCCTTTAAGTTTAAGGCCGTGTTAGATAGTAATAACACAAATTACACTCCAAGGGTCTTTAACCTGAGTGCAACAGTAGAATTTTAATGTGAGGAACACATGAGCCAACACCCTTTTAATATTATCAACCAAACGGCATCAGCAACTAGGGTAGACCTTAACAATGCTCTGGGCGCTCTTGCAAGTTTGTCGTCTGGTACAGGACAACCTACAACTACCTTTGCTAATATGTTGTGGTATGAGACGAGTACAAACTGGTTGTGGATCCGTAATGAAAGTGACACCGATTGGGTCAGGTTTGCTTACTTTAACCAATCAACTAACAAGTCTGCCTTTGTTGACGACACGCAAATTGTCAACACTAGCGGCACTCAGGTCGGTCTCCTCGGGGATCAGTCAACTGGGACATGGCAGGCTGGTACTGGGACTACACAGAGCCTTGTGTCGCCTGCAAATGTAAAGTCGGCAATTCTGGCACTGACTTCTACCTACACTCAACCTACCGCTACTGGTGCAATTGGGACTTATGCACTTTTGCGGGCGAAAACATCAGCCTCCGCAACCCCAGCGGGTACATTGGTGTCTGGCTCCACTATGGCCTACGCTGACGCTGATTGGAATTACTCAGGCACACCGTCAGGCACATGGCGGGCTATGGGTTACGCCGTTGCCAGAACCCGCCCAACTGTTTATCTGAGGACTTCATAATGCAATATCGCAATGCTAAATACATCAACGACAGCGGCTGGATTGACTGCGAGATTCAGCACCCAGTTTACGGTTGGGGGCCATATACTCTAGACCCAGCCGATGTTGATATGACCGCCAGAAGCAACAATGAGGACTTGTTGACAGCGATGGAAGCCGCTGGTGATATTGCAGCATACGTCCCACCGACTCAGGCTGAGTTGGATGCAGCACTTGCAGCAGGACTCAGATTGCAGCGTGATGGTTTGTTGACCGATGTTGATGCAATCGCTGGCAATGCGTTAAGGTGGGCTTCTCTTTCAGCAGAACAGCAGGACGCTTGGGCTGTCTATCGTCAGGCATTGCTTGATGTGCCGCAACAGGCTGGCTTTCCAAACAATGTCACATGGCCCATTAAACCTTAATTAAAGGAGTTGACACCTTGTCATATAAACTAGGAACACGTAGCCTACAGAACCTGTCAGGTGTCCATCCTGATCTTGTTGCTGTCGTTAAATTAGCCATCAGTATCACTGAGCAAGACTTTACAGTAATCGAAGGTGTCCGTAACATTAACCGTCAACGTGAGCTTGTTAAAGCTGGTAAGTCAACTACCATGAACTCACGACACATTACAGGCCATGCAGTTGATATGGTTCCTTGGCCTGTAGACTGGAATG